AACAGTTAAATCCCTGCCCATCGCCGCCAGGTCCACACCCACCAATCGCATCGTTACCTCACCGTCTGGCACTTTCGCTTTTGTTGCCCTCTCTATCCATTCCCACCGTATCAATGTGTTATCCATGTCCTCTGGATATTCTGCTTCATACCATACCTTAAACTCCTGCGGTGTGAGATTTGCTTTCATTTCATCAATGAATGCCTGTGAAATTCTCCCCTCTTTTACTGCCGTTCTCCAATCAATCTTTATCTTATGCCATTTATCGTTATTCCGCATCTCAAACATGAAGCCCCGGTAAACAGGATTGCTTATACATACCACCATGCTATCGGGCGTTTCCCCTGCCATTCTCATTATTCGTGTTTTTATCAACTCCAGGGGAATGCTCTCTGCCTCATCAACAATAATGATAGTTCCGCCCCTTCCAAGCAATGAACGCCCCTCCGTTCCTATTCCTGCGGATAGAATGCTGATCTCCGAGCCATTCCTGAAGGTGATACGTTCTTTTGATAATTGCTGTCTTAACCTTTCCTCTGTTCTTGCGGCTGACAGCGTTAGTGAGTTTGTTAAATCCTCATGGTCTAAAATATGCAGTAGAATGTAATCCATGATAACTTTTGCTAACTGCTCTGTCGGGGCTATTATCCTTATTTTTTCATTTGGAAGCAAGGCGGCGGCAAGTATTGCTCCCAATGCAATCGCAAGAGATTTGCCCCACCGAGTAGTCGCCCAAATAAGCAATCTGTCAGGTCTTTTGAACAAAAGGGCTTTAACGATGCGTTCCTGATTTGGTGTGATTACAAGGGGGCTTCCATCTGCATTCTTAAAGTAAAGTTTAATGATGCCTCTCGGATGCTCCAGAAGGAATTTAATCTTTTCCTTCGGCAGATTGTTCAGCATCATCCTGCTCCCTTATTTCCCTTATGATTTCATCTATCACGGCGTTTGATTGATTGATTTCTATCTTTTGCGGCTCTTTTTCCATTGCCCCGATGTTCCACAGCCAGTTATTCCACTTTTCAACGAATGTTATGGCGGTCTTAAAATCTCCGTCTTTGATTGCTTTCTGGATTGCGGCTCTGTAAAGGGCATCCGTTACTGCCCTTATGTCTTTGCCAACATTCGCTTCGATGTATTCCTTGATTGCTTTCATATCATGGCATATTAGGGATTGATTTACTCCGTAACGTTTCGCTAATGTTTGTTGGGTGTAATAGTAAGGGCTTCCGTATTTCAAAATGATATGCAGTATCTCCGCTCTCCTTTCCAAGTATGTATATTCCTCTGGCTTTTTATTCTCTGGAATTGGAATGGATAGATAATCAATGTATTTATTTTTTTTCGTTTTATCAACCATTATCAACCATGACATAAATAGTGAAGGGATTAATTAAATTAACGTCTATCAATTTTGCGATATGTTGCCTAAATATTCTGTATCGTTTATCAACTTTTCAGATAATTTCCAGACATTGGTATATGTTCTCAGATAACTCCATGCCGCATTCTCTTTATTCACCACTCCAAACATTTCTGGTTCTATTATATTTTTATTCATTAATATTTTCACTTTCTGCATCGCTGGATATCTTTTTAATGCTTTTGAGAAACAGAGTTTTTTAAATGCGTCAAGATGGGGGGCGACGCCCCTGTTTATCATAACTCTTTTTACCAGTGTATATGGGCTGTTTATATATTGCATTATTCTTACCTGGAAGTTATTGCCATCATAAAGGAAATAATTTCTCTTTACAACCAATTCATATCTCCAATCCGTATAAATGTTGGCTGGTAAACTTTGCATCGGAGTTAGTGGCTCAGGGGAAAAGGGCGTGAATAACAAAAACATCTTCATATCCATTTTCTGTTCATTGTCATCCACACTTCCAATTAAGTGTTTAAAATGTTGTAAATCATTTACCACGCTCTCAACAGTTTCCCAGGGATATCCAACTATCTGGAAAATTTTAAGGGAAATCCTTGTTTTTATGTTCTTTTTGTATAACTCAGATAATTTTTGTTTTATGTCCTCATCTGTTATTTTCTTGTTTATCATGAAGCGAGTTTTTTCACTCAATCCATCCAATGCAGTAACATAATATCGCCCATCTGTAATATTCAGGTTTCTCCAATCATCTTCTACTCCTGCAATTTCAATTTGCGAGTTGTATCGAGTGGATGGAATAAAATGCTTCCGCAACCATGTGTATTGGCAAAAGAAACATTTGTTTCTGCATCCCACATTTGTCTCTCCTTTAACCAGATACTGAGGTTGCCTAAATTCGTATACTTTATCAAAATGTGGGTCATCTTCTTTTCTCCATACATTTGGCAATGCTTTCCCCGAAATTATCTCATTTATCTGTCCTTCCCCTCTTCCAAAACAGGCAACATCAATATATTTGGAATATAATTTAATATTCACAACGCCAGCACCGCCTACAATTATTTCGGGTTTAATTTCCTTTTTATGCCGCTCAAAGGTGTATACCAGATTCTCCACATCGTAAACAGATGTTAGTGATACCAGTATGTAATCATAATTGTTTATATTCGCCATAGATGTAAACTCATATGGCTCATTCAATTCAGATAATATTGCACGCAACCCAAAATATTCAAACGCATCAAAATATATATTTTTCCGAGTGGAGCGTTGGTGGAAATTATCGAGTATTAAAACACCTACTCTGGCTTTGTCATTTCCCATTCATAACCACACTTAGGACATTTTACAAGGATATATTCATTTTCTTCGTCGAGGTCTGCATTTATATCTACATTCTCAGGGTCTGTAAAGATACTGTCTAATTCTTTTTCATCAAATCCTGTCAATTCAATATCATAATCCTGCTCTTCCAAATCCAGTATTAACTCATTCAATTTCGGGAAGTCCCAGTCGCCGCTTATTTTATTCAAGGCGATATTCAATGCTTTTTCATCCTTCTCTGGCAAATCAATCTCAACAACCTCTATTTCTTTAATGCCCTTGTCCTTGAGAATTTGATACCGCTGATTGCCTCCCACTATATGCCCTGTGCGTTTATTGTAAATGATTGGCTCTACATATCCGAATTTCTCTATGCTGTTCTCTAATTTCCTATAAAAATCTGGATTGTCTTTTATATCTATTCTTGGATTGTAAGGTGCAGGTTTAATTTTATCTATGCTTATTTTGGTCAGTTTCATAATATGTAAAAGATAAAGAGATTAAAAGATTTATGAAAAGGAGAGGGCAGGGCGAAAAATGTCTATGCTCGGAGTTGAGAAAAACCCTGTCCCTGCCCTCATGGTGTGGGAGAGAGGGCGGCAAATCAAAACAAGGTCTGTGGAGGCAATAACATGAAAGGAGGAAAGATTACCGCCCTCAGTATGTTATCTCTCTGCTGTTTTTAGTATTTACGTTAGTATACCTCTATAACCTCTGGTCGTTGTGTCCAGCATATTTGTAATCCCAGAAATGTCTGTAATCCCAGAAATGTCGATGGTTGCCCATTAACATCATTGGAATAATCCCAACATCGTTTCATTGCAATTTCAAGGAATGGCTTGTATCCTTCCCATATTATCAAATATTGCGGTGTCAAATTCTGTCTCAGCATTTCTGTTTTTTTATCTACTATTGTGTCCCATAATTCACGTGCTGTAAATGGTTTTTTTATTACTTCACCATTTTTATTTATTGCATACCATTCTGGCTCTTCATTCATTTTCTCGCCTCTTTTTTACGGATATGTGAGTTTGTATTTCTTTACCGTTTCAACCTTCGCTACCTTCGGCTTCCAGGGGAGTATGGAATTTCTATACCATCCTGTTATTTCTCGATTGAAATAGACAAGTATCGAATATAGTTTTGCTTTGTATCTGCCATTTTTGTATTCCATGAGAATGTATTTGCCAGGCGGGAGACCAGCGCCGTATCTCAATTGTTTTAATTCCTCAATGCTCGGTGGTTTGTCGAATGTCTCAACATGAATGAAAGGGGGTGTTGCTCCCCTCTCATTTCTCTGCAATAGAATGTATTTCATGCTATCACGGTATTTCATCGCTTCCAGTTATCCATTTGAACAGCCGCCCCACGTTCCTGAAATAGATGTCGCTCTTTTGTGGGCTGTCGATATTTCCCTGCATTGCAGATGCTACGATGGCGGCGCAATCCATCTTTATCTTCATCACGTTAAGGATTGCATGTTGTATGTCTTCGGAAAGCGTTTTCTCTGCTGTTTCTTTCGTTCCTGCTGGCTTTTTATCGCTGGCTGGTGTTTGTGCTTGTGCATCAATTAAAGCCTGCACGGTTTCTGTGTCGCTTTTCAGGGCTATTTCTTTGATATTATGAAATACACCCTTTTCTCCTTCTCTGTCCTCGTATTCAATGGTTACAATGTCACCCTCCACGACTGGACAAGTTCCCCAGCCGTTATACCATTCCCCTTCCTCCTTGCCTGCTTCTTTTACTTTCACTCCATACTTCTTTTCTTTCTGGCTCACCGCAATTACAATACCCTCTACTTTTGCAGGTTCATCCATTTGTCCTTTCATTCTTTCACCTCCTTTATCATGTATATCTGGTAAGTATCTCTTGTGTTACTTGTAAGTCGGAGTGCTTTATCAATTGCCTCTCCGCCATCTTTTGCCCTCACAACAATATATATGAAATCTTTGCCACCCCAAAATGTGAGGTTAAATGCTCGTATGTAATATTCAGTAGCAATTTTCATTCTTTCACCTCATCTGCATCTGCAAGAGCGTCTTCCAGTTCCCTTTTTGTTTTGATTGCTTTCTTCATTGCTTCCTCGATGTCAAGTCCGTATGCTTTGATTTCCCATACGATGTTGCCCTTGCTATCTTTTTTCAGGGTTACGCTTTCCATTGCCTTTTCGTTTATTCCTCTCTCTATTACTATTCCGTTTTCATCTTTCTTTTCCCAATATTCTTTCATTTTCTCACCTCATTTTTATTTATGGGGAGTTCCCGCTCCCCTCCGTTTCAAGTTCTCCATTCTTCATCATCTCTGTTAAGCGGCGTTGTCTCCAGTAATGATATGGAGACGCCCTCAATTGCAATAAGGCGGCGGCAAGTGGAGATGGGTTGTCATAAGTAATAAGTGCCGCATCTACCATTGCCAACCTTGCTTCCTCTGTCGTGTGTTGTCTATATTCCTCTTTCAACTTTTCTTCCAATTCTTTATTCATTTTCTCCCTCCATTCTTTTCTTTCTCGCCTCATTTAATATTTCAAGTGAGTATTCTACGCCAGCGGCAAATCCTTCTTTAACGGCATTTTCAATTATTATTTTCACTACCCTATAACTCATTGCATTGTGTTCCTTTACCTTTTCATCTTCAAATATCTTTTTATTGATGTTACTGATTGTCTCCGATATCCTGCTCTCTAATCTTTCAATTTCCTGTTCTTTTTGTTTTTGAAATTCACGTTCCATTGCTTCCTCACTTTCACGGCTGATAAGCCCTTTTGGTTCATCGTCAATCAATCCTTTTGGTTCACCAATCATATTCTTCCCTCCACAAGTCGCCAACGGTTGTATTCTTCATCTGGCTCGATGTGAGAAGCGTTGTATTTGATTTCGCACCTTCCAGCATAAATATCATATTCCTCTGGCATTTTTATCTACCTCCTTTTGATATGATTACACCATCCTTCGCCCTCACTTCAAATATTTTATTACAATTGGGACAATGTAATCTATATACCTGGGCTATGCTATTTCTTCTCAAAAATGTTGGAAGTTCCTCACCACAATTGGGGCATTTCACATGGTAATGCTCGCCATATTTTTTATGTTCTTCTTTATTGCACAATTCCATTTTAATCAATCCCCCTTCCTTGCAATCATAATGTGTTTCAAGAAATCTGTGATTACACTGTCTCCACCGCATTTTGGGCATTTCGGCATGATTGGTCGTCTATGATTATCTTCAGGTAATTTTTGTGTCCATGTATGTCCGCATTTTTTACATTGAAATTTCATGGTGATGCCTCCTTTTTTCTCAATGGGCATTCCTTTAGATGTTCTCTATATTGCTCCCATGCCCCTTTTTTATCTGCCATAATATCCCCATGCCATCCACACTTGCATCGTGTAGAAAACCAATATGTCATTGGGCTAAATCTTTTTCTTTTGGACTTGCTCATGCTTTCACCCCCAATCGCTCCTTAAGGATATTCCATTCGATATACCATTTCTCCGTATGGGAGAAAGAACCACCGTAGATTTTTGCCTTCTCCTTCTCCGCTTTCTCGATGATATCAGGATTGTCTTTTTTGATTTTCTTGAGGAGAAAATATATTTCTCTTCCTCTTGGCTCAATATCTACTCCATATTCCACTCCATATAACTTTTCTACCTCGTGGAGCATTTCATCCTCCACAAGGATCTTTATAACATCATCTATACTTATGGGCTTGCTATTTTCCTCCCCAGCCCCAGGGAGTTCATTTCCGTTTTCCTTATTTTTCGTTTCCATTTTTCTCAACTCCGTAAACAAATACATTTTGTTTACAATAATGTAATGCAAAGGGGGTATATATAGGTTTTGGTTTTTTTTACTTACTTTTTGCTAACATTCTCCAATACCTGTTACTGATTTTCTTTATTTTGCCTCTCTTTCGAAGTATCGCCAGAATGCGTTTCAAGATTACAGGATGGACTTTAACTTCGTTCAGCAATTCGTTATATGTGAAATCCCTACTCATTCTCTCTATTGCATCCATAACTCTATTGACTTCGCTTTCCTGGATTATGTGTTTTTTCCCCTTGCTGTATGAAAGTTCGCATAATTTCCTGAACTCAATCCAGTTCTGCTTTTGTTCCTTAGTCAATTCTATTGCGGGCATCACTTAATTCCTCCTCTGTGAGATTAAAGAAGTATTTTATGAATTTTCTTACTTCTTCACCTTCATATATGAAATCGCCATCAGACAATTCGACTATATTTGTCCAGTTCAATTCTTTATACCATTCGATTGTCGCCTGTTTCAAATCCTTATTCCGCTTTTTAATTGTTTTTTCTTGCATTTCTTCAAGGCATCTTAAAAACACTTTTGTATTTTCTATTACTCTCTCCCTTTTGCTCAAAGGTTTGTCGGTCAATCTTGACTCTGGATATTTTTTGCATAGACAAGAAGGAATATCAAGGTTACAATTCTTGCAATATATGAAATAGTTATATTCACTCCAGTATAATGTAGTTTCATCGGATGCACCACAGATGGGGCAGGCATATCCTAATTCATGCAGTTCAAATACTGCATTTCCACGTTGTCGTCTGCCACAAATGCGCTCTGCTTGTTCGTTTTTGCTTATTTGCTCAGTCATTTTCTACCTCCTCAACACCTTTAACT